GGTTCATAACCTCGACCAGCGGATCGACAGCATCCGATAGGCCGAGCGCTGGTATGCCCTGAACATCAGCGGGCAGGATCACGTCGTCATGCGGGATCCAGGGTAGGGCGAAAGAGCGCATTGAGCGGGCCTCGCGATTGCCCACGGTGGCAGGGGCCCCGAGGGGGACGGATGGCAGGAGGCTCAACACGCCTTGATGCTGTTCGATTACGATGGCGCGCTGCGAGACGCCCTCAAAGCGAAACAGGCCGATCTGGCCAAGACGGGTATAAAGATTGGGCAGGATGTTGATCGCCTGCGTCATCTCGGCGAGCGAATAGCCGCCCGCGTCAAACGGGTTGCGGGTAAGGGGCATGGGAAACTCCGGGGGAATGAGGTGTTGGAAGGAATGGTCGCGCTTGGCGCGCAACTGGATTAGGCGGTGTCGCGGGGAATGATACCGAGGGTTGCGAGCTGGCCGTGTTTGGTCGCTGTTTTGGCTGCATCATCGACGGTTGCGTCAAAAACCAGGGCGGATTTGGAAACGATGGCGGGGCCGCGCGCAATAACAAGGCCGGTGCCATCAGCGTCAGAGGCATCGACGCTATAGAGCAGCATGGCGGCAGCTGTCTGCGCGCCATCCGTGCCGCCCGAAGTCGCCAGCTTGTATTTTCCGCTGGCGGTAATACGGCCCAGCACAGCACCCACGGGATAGGTGGTTCCTGCCAGCAGAGTGACAGTTTCTCGGGTATAATTTGGGTTCAGCTCATATTTGAGGATATCGCCCAGGCTGGGCGGTTGGGTCAGGACAGTCATGTCGGGGATCCTTCTGGGGATGGAGGAATAAGCAATCCGCCGCTGGGCAGGAGCGATGGAATTTTAGGACGGCCGTGGGTGTATGGCGGCTGTGGAGCCGCTCAGCGTTTTGCGCCGGAGGCCGCGGCGCGTTTGGCCGCCGCCACAATGGGGCTTTCGCTGTTTGGAGACGCCGCCGGAGCGGGGGCTGTTGCCACCACATCGCGCGCATCAGCTGCGGCTGCCGCATGCTCCAAGACCGATCGGCGCAGCGCCGAAGGTGTTGTGCCTTCCCTCAGGGCTTTTGCCGCGTCGATGGCAATGCCGAGGCGTCCCGCTTGCGCAGCGATCTCGGAGATCTCTGCCGCTTCATGGCGAAGCTGTGCGGAAAGTTCGTTGCGCATTGATGTCTGGAGGGCGGAGGTGGGGTCAGCCTTTGGTGATCCCGAGGCTGCGGGAGGTGTGGGAGCAAAAGCAGCAGCAGGCGGTGCTTCGGGATCTGTGCCGCTGTTTTCGGCAACATCGCTCTGCGTTTGGCCGTCTTGCGCTTCATCGGGGTTTGGTTCGGTCTGTGGCAAGGTGTCGTTGCTCATGAGAGGATCCTTTCGGGATTGGGTTCGGGTGGTAGAGACCACGCGGGATGGGACGGATGCGCGGAGTGGGGACAAGCCTTGTCGAAAAGCAGCAAAGCCGCGCTGCATATCGATGACTTCGTCGGCAAGACCTGCTGCCACAGCCTCAGCCCCGCGAAAGCTGGCGGCTTCGGTGGCGAGTGCTGCCTCTTGGCTCAGCCGCACGCCACGTCCCGCTGCCACCGTTTCCGCAAAGAGGAACCGCAGCACATCAATTTCGCGCTGAATGTCGCTCTGGATATCAGCGGGCAGGGGTGTGTAGGGATTGGCATCGATCTTATGGCTTCCTGCATGGATCAGCGTAACGCGCACCCCGTCTTGATCCAGCTGACCGCTGAGATCGGCGTGCATCACCACGACACCGATGCTGCCGACGGCCCCGGTGCGGGGCAGCAGGATACGGTCGGCCTGGCTTGCAAGCGCATACCCAGCTGAAAACGCGTGTTCAGCCACAAACGCCCAGACGGGTTTTGTGGCGCGAATTGCACGAATACGATCTGCGAGGTCAAAAACTCCCGCAACTTCGCCTCCAAAACTATCAATTTCCAACGCAAGGCCGCGCACGGACGGGTCGCTTGCTGCCGCGTTAATCTGTGCTGTGATCCCTTCATAGCTGGTCTGGCCCGAGGACTGTCCGATCCAGCCCCCGCGGTGGATCAGCACGCCGGAGATCTGGATCACAGCAATGCCGTCGAGCACAGGATAGGGCGTCTCACCATGTTGGTGGTAATCGTCCAGCAGCCCACCGGCTAGAATGCTGGCGCGCGCTGGCGGAGTGACGAGGCTTTCCAGGCCGCCGTTTTCGTCACCAATCTCGACCCTGCGTCCAAGGATGCGCGGCCCAAGGCCGGAAAGAAACGCCATGGCTTTGGAAGGCTCAACCAGCAGCGGCGTGTTGAAGGCGCGCGCAGCAATGCGGGCGTGGAACATCAGGTCTGGTCCTCAGGGTTGCGCGAAGGGTCTTCCGCGTCATCGGTTTCATCTGTCTGGTCTGTGTCGTCGTCTTCGCCCTCATCCTCCCCCGAGCCCGGCAAAGCCTGCACGCCTTGCGCGGGCGAGCCGGGGCGGCGGAAGTCCAGGCCGAGCAATCGCTCGCGGCTGCGTTCGGCAGCGATTTCGCGGTCGACCTGTTCTGCGTCATAGCCACGTTCGGCAATGGCTTGTGTGCGGGATTTGAGGCCTGCTTCGATCTGGGCGATTTCGGCATTGGCGTCCTTCAAGGGATCGACCCAGTCCCATTTGGTCGGCAGCCAGTTGGCCGCCAGAAATCGTGGCCGGTCGGCCTCATAGCCGGGAAGGTCCAGTGCGCCGGACATTACGGCGGCATCCATCCAGCGCGCATAGACGGGACGGCATAGCTGGAAAACCATCACCGAATGCTGCCAGGCTGAGACGCGGCGTCTAAATTCTATCAGCGCCAAGCGCGAGTTCGAGAAGTTCCCCTTCACCATGTCATTGGTCAGATAAGGATAAGGAATGCCCAGCGCCGAGGCGACCTGCAGCAGCGTGCGGTATTGGAATGGCTCATAGGTCGCCCCTGAATCCGCAGGCTGGCCCACGGTCACATCCTCGCCCGGATCCAGCCGCACGACCTGGCCGGGGCTGATCTCGAAGCCGCCCAGCGTGTCGTCATCCTCAGCGGGCAACAGCGGGTTTTCCGGGGCGGGCGAGGTGACGAACATCGCATACATCGCGGCGACCTTTTTGCGGTCGAGCTCGGCATCGTCGTATTGATCGAGCAGAAACAACTTCACGATGGCAGGTGCCAGTTTTGAGACCCCGCGCAGTTGACCCGCTTCAACGGGGTCGATCACATGGATGACCTCTGAGGCGGGCACGCGGACCATTTCTCCCGCCAGCCCTGGATCGGTGCTGTCGCCGGGGTGCCGCCGGAGAAGGTGGTACGCCACACGGCGTCCAACCCGGTCGAACTCGATCCCCTGACGGATGGCATTACCATTGCTAGCCACCCCCGTCTGATGCAGCGGCAACATCTCGGCGGGCAACATCTGCAATTGTAGTGGCACGGAAAGCCCATCGTTCGCACGGCGCGGCCTGATCCGGAAGAAGACCTCACCGGCCAGAAACACTTCGCGCGCCGCGCGCCGCTGCAGCCCGTAGAAATCAGTCAGACCTTCGCTGTCTGCTTCATCCGTCCAGGCCAACCAAAGGCGCTGCAGCTCTTCCTTGTGCGCCGCGTTTGCAATCTGAGAAATGGGTTTGATCCCGTCCCCCACGGTATTTGCGGCCCAGCTTTCAACGGCATTGGCCGCGTAGCCGTTGTTGCGCACCAGCCAGCGGGCGCGCGCGGTGATATCAGGGCCTGAGGCTGCAATCAGCGCATTTACATGTGCGCGCGTCGCCTGAAATCCGCGCAGACGGCGGTGATGCTGGCCAGCATCAAAGCCACCGACAAAGGCCCCGAGGCGCTGCCGCCAGTTCATCACAGGTCCTTCACGGCATGAGGGCGAGAGATCCGCCCAGCGCCGCGCTCAAGTTTCGCAATGCGGCGTTCGATGTCTCCGATCGCAGCGGCCAGCTCAGCATCTGTGCCATAGGTCAGGGTCTTGCCATCATAGCTCACAGAGCGCGTGCCGCTGTAGCGCGCGGCTAGCAACGCGCTATGGCGGGATTTGAGATCATCGAGGGTCATTGCGTACTCGCTATTCCATGTATTTTGGCGTGCTTACCCGCCAACCGCGCTTGCGCGGGGCGGCGATCCGCCCGGCTTGAGGCTCGGACGGTGTGTCAGTGTCGGCTTTGGCGGCCGCCGTGATCGTCTCCACCCCGGCCTGTTTCTCAAGCTGCCGCCACATCCGCTCATCGAAGCGGTCGGCCCCGAGGATCCAGGCAGCGGCCCGGGCGTACACCCGGGTATCCAGCGCCTCATTGCGTTCGCGCATCTTTTGCCATTCTTGGCGCGCGTAGCCCCGCTTGTTACGGATCGTGACCAGCTGCTCGGCCACAAGCTGCTTCAGCCATTCGCTATCTGCCCAGTCCGGCAGGTGGATCGTGCCCGCTGGATTTGAAACGCCACTGGCGCGGTCTTCATCATTGGGCCGCTCCAGCCGGAGATAGCGATAGGTCTCCGCCTTGAAGGTCGCCGTGGCCACTGTCCAAAGCCGCGCACCACGTTTGAGCTTTCGTCCGTTCACGGTCGCATCAACGAAGGTTGGGCCTGAGACCGGCGTTGTTCGGTTGAAGCCTTCCATGCCTTTGACAGGGGCAACTTGCGCAATGCCCTGCTTGCGAGACCATGCGTAGACGGCAGCCGTCTCATACCCTGTGTCGATGGCCAGCTTCGCCAGTGGCATCACAGCGCCGTGTTCATGCACCCATGTCTGGCCAAGGAGGGCCGTCAGCTGGTTCCAGCAGGCTGGATCATCCGGCCCGTTAGGAATGACGATGTGATCCACGAGCCAGCTTTCCAAACCACGGCCCCAAGCCCAAACATCGACCTCGATGCGGTCCTTTTGCACGTCCGCCCCAGCAGTCAGGAACAGGCCGCGCGCTGGGATCTGGGCCACGAACGTCTCGCGGCGATCCGCGAGGCGCTGCCATTCCGGCGCGTCGCCACTTTCGACCCATGTCTCGCCCAGCAGGGTGTTGCGCGCCGCGCGCAGCATCTCGTCCGAGCCTTGGGCCGCCAGCCAGTCACGGGCGATCTGCTCCCAGCTTTTCCAGCCAATCGGCGAATAAAGCGCCGAAAGGTGGAACCCTATCGCGTTCGGGTTGGCGGACACAGCCGTGGCGCGCCACTCACCGCGTGCGAGCATCTCGGTCTTATGATGCTCGGCGATAGGCTTCTCGCAGCCTGCGCAATGATACATGGCCGTTTCTGGCTGCCGCTTGTCCCAGCGCAGCCGCTCGAACTGCAGCCATTGCTTTTGGTCACAATGCGGGCAGGGCACAAAATAACGCCGCTGATCAGAGGCCTCAAACTCTCGCTCGATCCGGCTGAGCCCACGGATCGTGGGGGTCGAGACCATGAACACCTTACGCCTGTGCGCAAAGGTTGTGGTGCGGGCCTCGGCCAGCGTGACCGGGTCACCTTCCTCGTCTGCGGATGCCGGATAGGCGTCAACCTCATCCAAAAACACATAACGCGCGGGCATCGAGCGCAGGCCAGTGGCTGAGTTTGCCCCGGTCAACACCAGAATGCCGCCGGGGAATTCTTTCGACAGCATCGAATTGCCCGCGTCCCTGGAGCGGGCCGGGTTCACCTTCTCCCGCAGTGCAGGGCTGTCCTCGATCAGCGGATCAATCCGACCCCGCGAGGTACGTTTTGCCATCTCCAGCGTGGGTAGCACCGCAAGCATTGGGCCCGGCGCGTGGTGAATGACAAAGCCAATCCAGTTATTACCTGCTTCTGTTGCCCCAACCTGAGCGGCTTTCATGAAGCTGATCCGTTGCGCCGGGTGGCGTGGTGACAACGCGTCCATGATCTCGCGCAGGTAGGGCGTGCGCGCGGTGCGGTATTGCCCTGGTTCCGCACTGGCGCGGGACGACAGTTTGCGATGCGCATCTGCCCATTCCGATACCGTCAGGTCTGGATCGGGCCGGATCCCGCGCCGCCATATGCGCAGGATATCCTCAGCGCCGTCAAAGCCGAGGTCGAGCCCCTCGGTTAGGTCGCCGTCGTTCAGGCTGTGATCATGATCACCCTCATGCAAGCGAGACCCTGAGGTCTGCGAGGGCGGT